ATCGTTAGCAATTCGGAAACCAGCCATTGTGTTCCCTTCGCCCATTGCTGAGATGATATCTGCCGGTATCACATAAGCACCCGACGGGACATTAATCGGAAGATGATCAGTCCTGCCAGCGACAGGGCTGTGTATTGGCCCGACGTGGATTTTATTTGTCTCACCGCCTTCTGCGCGAGATTGACGCGCCTGATTAAGCGCGGCTGCTACCGCTTGCTTCTGAGGATGTCCCGCTTTTACCATTTCAGAAATATTGCTTGAAATAGTTTCCTGAGATTTTCCGTGCTTCAGTGGCATGATCTACCTCAGTCTAGCGAGTAAGTGACGTTAACGGATTGACCAGCGCCAGGCTCAATGACAAGGCCTTTAGTAAATGGAATGCCAATTTGAGTTATGCCAACAGCAGCGGGCGTAACGATAATTAACTCAGATGCTTTTTTATTAAAGACAAACCCGCCACTGACATATGCCGCCGTTGTGGCATTTGCGTATTTAACACTTGTAGATGAGACAACGTCAGTGACCGTGTCGCCAGCCGTCTCGTTGTAACCAGCTGGATCAATGCCCGTGACAAAAATTGTGTCATTAACAGCAAAATCAACTGCTGGCGTAAAGGAAACTGTGGCTTTAGATCCATCTCCAGTAGCTAACGTAACGTTAGCAACGATCTCATCATATATGCCGCCAGCTGCGCCTGCTATGACAATATTCATCGATATCAATCGACCAGATCCTCGCGCAACTTCTGTTCTGGAAGTAACGGTTGCTGATCTGTATTGGCCAGAAACATACGCATATTTATCGTAAAATGCAGATAAAGATTGATTAAGATTATTGATGGCTATGACGCCATTTTTCTGAGTTGTCAGAATGTCGTCTAAAGTAGCCATTAGAATTTTCCATCCTGCTCAATTCGATAACGAACGGCTCCTAAGCGCCACCATGTCCCATATTCATCTGGCGCGCTTTCCATTTTTATCGACATTAAACGACCACGAAAACGCGGCGTTAGATACGTGGTCAAGTTTGTCATAGTATAAGGACCATAAACGCGTGGCGTTTCATTAGGATAATCGGTAACATAAAAAGTTAAATTAACGTGGGCTGTTTGAGCGCCGCCGTAATAACCCCACTTCATGTCTGGCCAAACCTGATCAACGAAAACCTTCATCTCGCCTTCTTGCATGGCAAAATAGCCAGTCTGGAAAGAGGCAACCAGAGGCGCGCCGTCAGCGTCTGGAGACGTTTCGTGCTGGTAAATATAGTAAGCGCCGCCTGCGATACCCGCACCAATTGGCGGCCCAAGAACAGATTGATTAATCCATGCTGTTCTGACAAGAGAACCAAAATCCCATTGGTCTAAGACAACATTATATTTAACATATTTTGCAATTTCGCCGTTACTTGTCGTCGTTGGATAATACCAGGTAACTTCACCAAACTGAGAGTTAGGCGCAATACGAATTTTGTCTTTATTTGTTGTGTCTAGATCCTGGAAGATAACGTCCCACACTGGGCACTTTATAATTTCAACGCCTGTTCCCGATAGTTTAAAGAACTGGCTTTGACCCATCCAATAAACAATACCATTCATTGATGCAGCTGCTTTTCTTGCAATCAAACCGCATCCTGCGCCAATTTCGTTGAACTGATAAACATATGGAGGCCCAACATATTGCATGGCCCACACAGCCAAATCAGTCCACACAAGACCTTGTTGCGGGCCTTGTATGCAACCAATAACAGCTGATCCGCGAGGTAAACGATAAGATCCAGCCTGGTTTGTCAAAAGCGCAATCCAGCTGTCGTAATTATTAACGTCGCACCAACGAATAAGAAGCGGATCTTGTATGCCAGTAAATGTTGTGCCCCAAGCAATAATCTGACGCTGAGGCATTGCGACAAACATGCCGTCATTGATGACAGGAGCGTTGGTAATAACGCTTGCAACTGTTTGTCCAGTTCCTGGCGTCCAAGTATAAATTGCGCCTCCTACTGGGCACGCAACAAATATTTGACCCCAATTATCAAGCGTCCAATCATCTACGTTAATAGGGTCTCCTTCAAGGGTGGCGGGAGGAACCACGCCAGTTCCATAGCCGCCAGCGCCATAGCCGCCCACGCCATACCCAATACCCGCAGGAATAGGGGCGGGAACTCTGAAGAACTCATATTGAGCCTCTCCGCCATTCATTTTTGAAAAAGTATCAAAAACAGTTCCGCCAGCGCCTAATGTTGCTGCGGCCCCTAATGCAAATGAAACACTACTGGCGGTTTTTGCCGTCACAGTATGATCGCCATTATAAGATGCAGAAACGCCAGTGACTGTTACAGTGTCGCCAACATTAAATGTATAGTCTCCAGAAAAGTTTATTGTTGCAGTCGTGCCATTTGAACTTGCGCTTGTGACGGCAGCTGTTGAAGTCGATGAGTCTGCGATAATTGTAAAGGTAGATGAAGATGGAACAGTTTGAACAGTATAATTACCGTAAAGTGTCACTGTTCCTGCGGTTGTAGAAACAACAATTGGAAATATATCGCCAATCGCATAACCGTGATTTGCAAGCGTCACAGTTACAATTGGACTGCCGCGAGAATTAATGAAGTCATAGGCAAAATCATATGTAGGAACTACACCACCTGGCGTTGACACAGTAGAAGTCGCAACTTGCGGCGTGCCAGAAGCATCAGTAGCGGTAATAGAAAATTGGTCAGCTCCTAAGAACGTGCATTCATAGACGCCAAATAAGACTAAACCATCAACAGCTACCGGCGTTTTAATATAAACTGTATCATAGTCTGATACGTTTGACCCGACGGCATAAACAATGACAGTGCTTGACCCAGCAATCGTCGTCATGCCAGCCGTAACGCTAAATGCATAATCCAGGACATCTGTTCTTGGCGTAATGACTTCGCGTGTATTATTAAAAATTACAGATAATCCATTTCCATTAATAGTTGTGCCTTCCGCCCCAACGCCTAGATAAGTATTGGCGTTTGTATCTTCCCACGCCCACAAGGCGCGAACAACTGATCCGACGCTCGATTGGAAAAATCTTGTCCAGCCGCCAAGTTTTTGCACAAGCGCGACTTGACCTTGCTTGTCTGGAATAAATCGAACAAGATCAGTTGTTGAAATTGCCGCTTCGTTAAAAGTTGGCGTGCGATTTTGATCGACGCCAGGTATAAGTCTGAGTGTTTGATGCGGCATTTATTAGCCTCTAGTCGGCGTAGCGGTTGTTGACGCGCTCTGAGAACTCCAAGCCGACGCCTCAAACTTCTTACGATTTTCTTCGCTAATCGCGCTCTTCAGAAGAGCCTGATATTGCGTCTCATAAGTAATAGGCATTTGTGGATCGTTGCCAAGCGCGCTGGAGAAATTGCGTTGATAGGCGGCGATATAAATCATACTTGCCATGATAAAAAGATCAGGCAGATAAAGACTAATAAAGGTAGACGTAACAGTATTGTTAGTGCCATTGCCAAGGCTTTGCGGGCGAATTGTGCCAACAATCTCTACGTTATAGGCGGCATCTGGATAAGGACCTACGAGGAACGTGTAGTCATCAAAGGGCACCCAGTATTTTGGCTGGCCCGTCGACGAAGATGCGCCGTATACGGCGTCCAAAAATTCTTTTGTGGTCGGCAGCAATGGGACGCGAGTGCCTAGATCAGGATTAGATATGCCGACAGGCGTAATAAGATTAATTTGCTCCGGGACAACAAACGTTCCCGCCGGGACTATTATGCTTCTGGTGCCCACTGTTAATGAGTAGGCTGTCGAGGATGTGGAAGTAAATAAGAAGTCTACGTCACGATAAATTCGATTTTCTGCATAAGCGATCATCTGCGGTAGGATGACTAAAAACGCCGGGTCTGTCGCGTCAACGACAGCCATAGTGGCGATTTGGTCTACATAACTCGTAGTGCCGGAAACTGATCCCGTATAGCTAAGGCCGGTCGTCATCTATTTACCCCGTAATCAGGTCAAACATTACCACAATACGGGGCGCAATGGCTACTTCCTGCCCCACCCGCACAGTTCCTTGCCGACCCGGTTATGCTCTTTGGCTTCCCAAATGGTGGCGTCTGTATCTTTTGCGCTCCAATAAATGGGCTTTGCTGTTGCGCAAAATGTTGCCTGCTCGCTAATCGGGGCGTCTAAACCCGTCATCGTCGCGCACCCCGCCAGGATTAAGCTGACGTTCGCGCTCAACAGCAAGACGGGCTTCAAGGGCTTTATGTGCCGCATCAATCTGAGCCTTTAGGTCTGCCACCTGTTGCTGCGTTTTACCCGCATCAACAAGATCCTTGGCGTAAAGCCAATCAAACATCTTACCAGCAGCCGCAAATAAGCTGCCAATAATTGTCAGGATGGCGTAGATCACTGGTGAACGTCGCCGCCAGTGACATTGCTGTCTTTGGCGTTAGCGCCAATGCCAAATATTGCCAGGACGAATGGCCAGACTTGTTCAATTGGCGGAAGAGGAATGGAGGCTGGCCAAACGCCAGCATATTGCAAACCATAAGCCACAAGAGGAATTAAGGCCGATACTGTCGTTTTCCAATTCGTAAGTAATTTTTGCATCTTGTTCCCCTACTTAGTTAAAGCCAAAATCTGATTTTTAACGTCAGCTATTCTTGCCGACCAGCCTTTGCCAAAAGTAGACCAAATCGCCAAGGATTGCATAAATGAAAGCCGCTTATTGGTCACAGCCATTGCGACGAAAGTCTTAGTGGCCTGTATCGTCTGAGGCCCTATCTGGCCGTCTTGCGTAACGCCAACAACTGCTTGAAGATATTTGGCCGCTCTTGATACGCCGCTATTTACTGCAAAATCGAACACAGCAAAATCAACACCAGAGGGGAGATCGTCTCCGCGAATGCTATCCCAATATTCCTGACGGTAGATCGCCGCAACTTCATTTTGGCTAATCGTAAAAACATCAGCCGTTGGAAGATTTTGCTTTTTACGCCAGGCATTATAAGTATCCTGCGTTACGCCGAAAGCAGTGCGTCCCCCCGGATCGCGAGGGTCGTCTACTTTGCCTCCTTCATACTTTAGAACTTGTTTGAGAGCCTGCGCATAATTCTCTTTCATTTATCGCCCCAATGCTTATCAACTTTACCATCCAATTTATCGAATATCTGACGGAGCATATCTTTTATCTCTTTCATGCCTTCGGCAAATTCATCCTTGCGCAAATAATGGCTTGGAAGCTCAACTTCGATCTTGTGGATGTCTTCCTTTAGATCCTTAACAGCTACCCAAAGTTCCCGCGCAAACCAGCCAAAAACGGCTACAGCCACGCCAATGCCGAAATTGAGAAGCGTTTGGAAATCCATCATACTTTCTCGCCCGTATACCACAGGAGATTGTCCTGTAGACGTTTGTCGTCTGGGTCTAGCTCACAGGCG